GATGAACTTTAGAAAATTCTTTTAAATCATATATATCATCGTGTAATATAACCTCTGTTTCTTTAATATTCATTTTAAATATTAATATTTAATTTTTTTTATATGTTTATAAAATAATACATTTATTCTTATTTTCTATTATTACATCTTTCCCCATATTTTCAATAATATTTAAAACAATATCAATAGATGGGCGATTTACAGGATTTATATCCCACATTTGTATAAGTAATTCTTGTAATTTTATATTTTTAATCTTTTTAATATCTGGGCGATAACCATCTTTAATCAAAAATATTATATTAGGGTTTTCGTTTAAACCTTTAAAAGGGATTGTTCCTGTACATATAAACCAAAAGTTTAATGCCAAAGAATATATATCTATTTTTAGGTCATAATCTTCGCCATTATTAAATATTATTTCTGGTGCCATATATCTCATTGTTCCAGTACATCCGCTCATTTTATATTTGTCATTCTTTTTCTTTATAGTTCTTGATAATCCAAAGTCTGCTAATTTAATATGCAATCCATCATTTAATAAAATATTTGCTGGTTTAATATCGCGATGCATTATAGGACAATAACAATTATGTAAAAAACATATTGCCTGTGATAATTCAAATATCCATCTATGAATATATTTATTTTCAGGTATCCACATTTTATTTTTTTCGATGGACATTTTATTATAATACATATCCAATGAACCATTTGGCATATATTCATATAATATCAAAAGAGGATCGCATATTGTGCAAGCACCTAAGAATAATACAAGATTTGGATGTCTTAAATGTGATATTATAGATATTTCGTTTAATAAATCTTGATATTCTACATTATTATTATTATACTTAAGACATTTTACGACACATTTTAAACCTCTCCATTTAGCATTATTTATAACACCATTTCCACCTTCGGCGATTATATCTTCTAATACTATATGTTTATGTTTCAATTCCCACATTTCTGTTCTACCTCGCATTCTTAAAGGAATGTCTTCCAAATCTAAAACAAACGAAGATGATGATGAATACGTATCTTCGCCGTTTATCATATTATTAAATATATACTTAATAATTTATGGTCATTTTTTTCCAAATATTATATATAATTATTAGATCTGGTTAAATCAGCTTTTGGAACCTCCATAACATAATATGGTGTATTATTCAACATTGGTGAATTAAAAGTTATTTCATTTGGGATATTATAAATATCTCTTAATCTACTTCCTACAACTATTTCGTCTGTTAATGGAATTTTAATATCATTATTATTATCAGTAGGTTTCATATAAAAGTCAGATATATGTCTATCTTTTTGTCTCGCGAATAACTTCCAACTATTTCCACCAGTATCTCTACTGACAGAATTGTTTGTTAAATATGCTACTAATCTATACGTATCATTTATGTCGTTTGTTCTAATGTACATATCGCGTCTATTTATTTTTTGAACCATATCTGTATGTGTTCTATTATCTGATCGATTTAATGGTGGATATAATGGGTCATTAAGAACCTTATAATCTCTTTCAATTGTATGATTTGTTTTTATCGGTTCTACATTATTACCATTATTTTTGAGTTTATCATATTCGTCCAATGTTAAACAAACCTTGTTTATTGGCATAGTAGGTTGTATAGGTTGTATAGGTTGCACAGGTTGTATAGGTTGTATAGGTTGTATATGCGGAATAGCGACGTGTTCTCTTTTATTTACTATACCAACTTCTTCTACATCATAATAGTAAATATATATAAAACATATTATTATAATTATTAAAATTATAAAACTGGCGACTATTATATATGGTATATATTTATTAATACCCATTGTCTATAATTTAATTATAAAAATAAAATATAAAATATCATTATTATAGAAAATATGAATAATATAGTGTCTAAGGTAATTGAAAAAGCTAAAGACGACCCTTTATGTAAAAAATCAACACTTCGTAGATCAAATGCTATGACAGATAATATTAAAAAAGATGTTGATAGCGTAGTTAAACAATATTTAAAAGAAGATGTTGAAAAAAATGTAAAAAATACGTAATACTTTCTTACAAATTATCTATCAATTCTTGTTTATCTATTTCATTTGGTATAATATTATTTTTTTCCAAAGACTTTTCTTTTTGCTTATCAAAATTAATCTTATCTTCATCTGTTATTATTGTCGATAAACCTATTATTTTGCGATTTAATATATATTCTATTACAAAAAATGAAATAAATATTGTTGATAACCATATCAAAAATATAGAGATAAAATTATAAAAAATTATAAAAAAATCATATATAATTGGGTGTTTTTTTATAGGAAGATGTGATATTTTTAAAAAATATATAGATATTGCTATACCAACTGGTTTAAAAACATCATGTATTAAACTTTTTATAAAGTCAATTGTTGATATACCTATTGCAAATCCAGATGCTGCTATTAATACTTGATTTTTATATGTATATTCTTGAAAGTCTTTATAAAACTTTTTTAAAAATATATCATAATTTGAATTTACTTTTTCAATATTATTATCATCATTATTAACCATTGTATAATATGTTATTTTATTTTAAATATATAAATACAATTCGTAGATATAACAATATAATATAATATGATTTTCAACAATGAACTTATACAATATACTACGTCTCCAGAGGTGATATCAACCATAACATTGGCATATTTTTTAACAATCAATATGCTTATAAATCACATGAATAAATATAATGTAGTATATTCTTTTAAAAAAACGATGTATATATATAATGCTATGCAAATTATACTCAATGCATATATGATATACGGATTATATGAAATAGTATCATTTCCTAATGTTTTTGGAATTAATACTATATATACTCATAAAATAAGATATTATACATATATACATTATATTTCCAAATATCTTGATTATTGCGATACATTTTTTATAATACTTCGTAATAAAAATAAACAACAATTATCATTCTTGCATATATATCATCATAGTAGCATAGGTGTAATATGGGGGTTTTTATTACATCAAGGGCACGGAAATGGAACAGTATCTTATGGGTGTTTTATTAATAGTGTTGTACATTTAATAATGTATAGTCATTATCTATTAACATCAATTGGTTATAGAAATCCTTTTAAAAAATATATAACTCAAATACAAATTTTTCAATTTTTAAGTTGTATAATACACTCGTGTGTTGTAATTAAATATGAAAATATAGTTCCTAAAGAATATGCTATTTTAGAGTTATATTATCATTTAAGTATGTTATGGTTATTCTACGACTTTTATAGAAAAAAATATAAAGTCATAGAAAATTAATAAAAATGGATATAACAATAAGACGCTATATACATATAGCTCACAGGCACAATTTATTAAACTATACAAATAATGCAAAATCGTTATAACAAGAGATCTAATTTTGAAGAACTACGTAAAAATGACCTAACCTCCCGCGCTGGGTTTGGATGGGAATGTGGGGAGGAAGATAAACTACTCGCTATGCGTTCGGACAAAAACTCTTACGATGATATAGCCGCAGAACTTAAACGAACATCGAGGAGTATCCAAACTCGTCTTTATCAACATATTTGCAAACTTACAGAAGTAGATAGTAGTCAAGAAAGCGAATTATTTGAAAAATATGATGTTTCTGTAGAAGAACTTACCGAGTTTAAAACAAAACGCGACGAGCATAGCGGAAAAATGCTAACTAAAAAAAGAACAAATACCAGACAAAGAGACGAATCGCTTCCATATATTCCTAGGGATACAAGAAATAACCAATATGATGTTAGAAATGAACTAAATGTTCTACGACAAGAGGTTCGCGACTTGCGACGAGAGGTTAGAGTTCTAAGTGAAAAACTTTAATGAATATTGAATACATTCATTAATATAGACAAAGCTGTTATAAAAGAATCTAATTTTTTAATATCATATTTAACAACATCACTACCATGACATATATCTTTATTTTTATCTAATTCTATAACGAGCGTATCGTTTTGTGTAGATATTTTTATATATTTAACATTAGATATATCAACCTTTATATTTGCCAACAATAGTGTTTTTGCTATTAATTCATTGTTATCTATACAACTATTGTTTCCTGTTATAAATATTTGCTCTGGTATCATAACATTTTCTTGTTTTATATTATTAGATTTATTTATATTATCCATAATTATATTGAATAGTTTTATAATATCATTATTAGAAGTATTTTTAATTGTTTTTTTTACCTTTCTTAAACTAACCAGATAGGATTTGTATATATATTTTTCATTACAAATAATATAATTATTTTTTTTTTGACTATTTAACATAATCTTATTACTTTTACCATATAAAAATGGGTTTTTAGATAATATAGGTATATATGCTTCTGCTGTTATTGTTAATAAAGCAACAATTAATGAGATAATCCTCATATTTATATTAATTGATAAGATTATAATCAATTTTTATATAAAAAATCATTCTTATATAAAAATTGATTATTCTTATATAATTAATATTGATATTTGTCAAACATATAATGGACGAAGAAGATATTTGGTTTCTTTTTGATGAAATAAAAAAAGAGGAAAAGTCTCAAATTGATATAATAAATAATAAAGGCGTCGTAGAGGTTGAGAGAGAAAATGTTATATGTTCCTGTGGATGTGATGAATTAATTATAGAAGATAATATGCATATTTGTAAAAGATGCAGTTCTATCGTGACAAAATTAATTGAAAATACAGCAGAATGGAGATTTTATGGAAATGATGATAATCGTGATGGTGATCCATCAAGATGTGGAATGCCGACAAATAATCTATTACCAAAGTCATCAATCGGTTCTATGATAGGGTGTGGTTACAAGGATAATATTGATATACGCCGTATCCGAATGTTTCAAATGTGGAATAGCATGCCTTACAACGAAAGAACATTATGGAATGTTTTTGATAAAATGACAGCAAATACTATAAATAATGGTATTCCCCAAAAGGTTATTGATAACGCCAAAGTTTTGTATAAAAAAGCATCAGAAAAAAAAATATCACGTGGAGATAATAAGGAAGGATTGATAGCGTCTTGTATATACCATTCTTGTTTGCTGAATAAAATACCTAAAAGTACGAAGGATATAGCAGCAATGTTTAATATATCACACGTAACATTAAATAAAGGAAACTCGCGGTTCCAAACATTATTACAAATAAATGTTTCTTCGCCAAATCCTATAGACTTTATTTCGCAATATGGTAATAATCTTGATATGTGTATCAATGATATTAATAAATGCAAGTTATTGGTTGAACTTATTGAAGAAAATGAGATTATGAACGATAATTCGCCAACATCCTCGGCAGCAGGTATATTATATTATTATGCGTCTATTAAAAACTTAGGTTATACAAAGAAAAAATTCGCTAAAGCTTGTAATGTATCGGAGGTTACAATCGTAAAATGTTATAAAATTATTAACAATTATCATAAGTTTATTTTATCACATAAAAGTGCTATTTTTGAATAGATTTATTATTAATACGTTTATAATACTTATTATATAATCGTATGTTATTATAAATGTTGTTATGAATAATGAACTTTTTACATCAATATGTAATGGTGATATTAACAACAGTATATTATTAAGTACTAAAATGCTATTTTTAAATGATACAATTGATAGTTTAGAGGTTGTTTATATTGATATATGTTCATATATTGGAACATATATTTCTATATATGATATCAGTAAATTGATAGATATATATAGTAATACAAAAAAGATAATAGAAACCGATAAATTAATAATTAAAGATATATACGTATTAATCACAAAAATGTGCATATTATGCGATATATATAATAAATACCCAAGTTCTAAAGGCGGAAACCTTACAATACAAGTATTGAAAAATAAAATTAGTACAATTCTTGATTGTGGAGAAATGCAATTATCTACAAATGGTATAAAAAGATTTGAATGCATTATACCCAGTGTTGACAATGAAAATTATGCTTCGGCTTTAAAAATAATAGCCGTTATTATAAAAACAATTAAATCAGCAGACGATATATCAATTGATAATTCGGATAAAATTTTAGACATATCTAACAATATTAGATTATTAATTGACTATATATTAAGAAAAAAGTATAAGTTTGAAACTAAGTTTTATAGTTCAGATAATGATATATCATGGTTCATATGGGCTATTTTTAGCATACTTTATAAAGACGAAGTATTTGATGATGCGTTTATTCTATATAATCACGAATTTAAAAAAAAATATAAAACAAAAAGAATAGGATTGTTATGGTCATTGGGTATAATTGCTATATATACTCATAAAAAAGAAATATCAAATGGTTGGTCTAATAAAGAAAAAATAGTAATAGAAAAAATAGAAGATATATCTATTAAATTGTATAATGAAATTAAAAAAAACATTATGAAAGAGAATCCCAAATTGTCAGAAAAAAAAGAGAAAGAAAAAGTAGAAATTGAAAAAAACGATGGATTAGATTATATTAGCAAATACGTACCTTTTATATCAAGTGGTGAAAATGAAATTATAAAATCTCCCAGCCAAAACGATTATTTGGATGATAAAGAAGATATAGATGATAATCCAAGAATTATATCATGTTAATTTTATTATAGTTATATAATTTTAATTTTATTATAGTTATATAATTTTAATTTTATTATAGTTATATAATTTTAATTTTATTATAGTTATATATTATATCCTGTTTTGATATACTACAAGGTCCTATATTTTTTGTTTTATCATATTTTATACTATTTAGTTTTAATAATAATTTTTGTGTTATTGGAATATTTATTTTCATAAACCAATTTGTATTTATATTATCATCTTTGCAATATTCTTTTACATTTCCTATACCAAAACCTACTCGTTTTATCGTTAAGTTTCTGTCTGTGTTTTTTGAAAAATTATACCAAGGTAAGGGATATAATTTAGCAACAACTAATCTTTCATAATCTCTTCTTTCCCATATTTGAAAAATAGTTTTAACATTTTCTACCTTTTTATTATGTATAAAAGAATAAAAAGGTAGAATGTTCTCGTATATTAAGTGGTAATTCATAGGAAATGACTTTTTTAAACTATTTTTATAAAAACTTATAGGTAATATGAATGAAATTGTTTTAGCATTTAAAAATGCAGAATGTTTAATGAACTTTATTGCTAATGCCGATTTATTACCAAATGGAGGATTTCCTATAATATGTGGATTATCTACGTTTTTTAATTTTAAAAAGTCTTGTTTTATTATATCTGTATGTTCTGGATATATATCATAAAACTTATATACATTTGTTAGTTTTTTTATTATAGGTATAAAAGCACCATCACCTGCACTAGGTTCTATTATTAGGTCTGTTTTATTTATTTCAATATGTTTTTTAATTGCGTCATAACATATTAGTATATTTTCATTAGTCGTATAGAATTTATCTAATGTCTTTATTTTTATTGTCATATTATATTTAATATATATAAAGTTTTCACAGATATATTAATAAAATATGATAAATAATACTTTTTTCAAAGATATTGATACACCATACAAATGTTATTTATACGGACTAATTTTATTTAATATAAAAGAAAATGTAATAAATAATAATAATTTAAAGATTGAAATTACTATAGATTATCTTTTCGATATTAAAACAAATATGAAATTATCTTATTACGATTATAAATCACAGTATATAAATGATAAAAACTTATATATTTATTATAGAAATATTGATATTTTAATTGATAATTTACACGAAATTGGAGATGTTAAATATGATAATTATAATAATATTGTATTGATTATATCATCAAATACAATAATAAAAGATATATATAAACATATTAATAACAAATCATTAAATAATCTATATCAAACTGATTTGTCTGAACTATTTGAAATATCAAATAATTTCGCATTAGCATATATAGAAAGATTTGGTAATATCATTAGCGATAACCTTTATATAACATTTTATAATGTTAATAATATGAATAAATTTACAAACTTGTATAATATACCCCATACTATAAATAAACATTTGAACTTTTTTACGATTATATTTGAAAATGTTAATATGATAGATTTATTAGGATTAATAAATAATAAAAATCATTTTGCATATATTAATAATAGTATTTTTAATTTTAATAATAAAGACGGAAATAGTGTAGTACAATCATTGAAAGTTTTTAAAGATGTAGAAGAAGCTGTTATTCCATCAAAGTCTTCGTACTCTGATGCTGGATTTGATATAACTATAATAAAAGAGCATAAGCGACTAAATAGTGATACAGTTTTGTATGATACTGGTATAAAACTTGATATACCAAATGGATACTATGTTGAAATTGTACCAAGAAGTTCAATAAGTCGTTCTGGGTATATGTTAGCAAATAATGTTGGTATTATAGACCAAGGATATCGTGGAAATATTTTTATAGCATTAAGAAAAATTAATAAAGATTGCGATGATTTAGTTATGCCTTGGAAATGTTGCCAAATGTTAATAAAAAAACAGTTATATTGTAATTTAGTTATATCATCTACAGAAGCCTCTACATCACATAGAGGAATAGGAGGATTTGGTAGTACTGATACAATAGTTTAACAGTATAATAAATCATACATATCATAAGATAATATAACATATATAATGTTCCTATAATAATAATAATTGGAACAGTTGTTGTCATAATAACATTAAGATTAAAATAATCAATATATATATACCAATTATTACGAAGAACTTCTATATTAATAAAGTTGATTACTCCATTTAAAATATTATTTATTTCATCATTAATAAAAGAATATTCCATATTTGCAAAAATAATAAATTGTCTTATCAATTTTTCATATGTATTAGGAAACTATATTTGATAATTTGTTTTTTATTTTGAATTGTATATCATCAAATGTTTCAAGGGAATAATTTGCAAAAAATGGATTTTTTGAATAAGAATCGCTACATATATATATTTGATTAAATAGAGACATTATTTTTTCATTTACAACAACTTTATTTATTCCAATATCCCAAAGATACATATAATATTTTTTAATAGGACATACAATATGCGTATAATCAAGAAGGTGTGTTTTTATATCATATTCTTCTTGTACGTGTTTATCATTATATAAATCGTCGCAATTAATATTATATTTTGATACACAATTTAATATATTTTTTTGTTCTTTATTAAATAATTTAAAACTTAACAAATTTTCTTTAGATAATGTTAATATAATGATGTTAGAAATATATGTATTATTTTTTGAAGATACAAAAATATCTTTATTATAAATGATCTTTTTTATTTCTAAATTATAATTAAACTTCACATTTTTTGATAATAAAAAAAATGTCATTCTATCAATTAAAACACTTACATTATCCGTCAAAATATAATATTCGTTTTTCTTATTGATATATTGTGTAAATAGATGTATAGCATACAACGACGATATGTTATTATAAACATGTTCAAAACTTTCTATATTGGTTTTCAAAACATTATATTCAGTTGCATTTAAAAATGTCTTGCAAAACTTTACAAAAGATTGATTATTCAATGTTCTTTGTTGTATTAATTTAGACTTATTAATAATAATCGTCAAAACATTATATGTTCTATCATTATATTTAAGAACGTAATTTTTATATTTGACATTGAACCTATTTAATAAATTTAAATATGATGTGTGTTTTTTATTGAATACTTTATCGTTATTTCTTTTATCATTATAACTACTTTTTTTTTCAATTATATTTACATTATATCCGTCATCTACGCATTTAATAGCAGAATATAATCCTATTAAATTGCTACCTATTATAATTATATTATTATTCATTAATTAATTAATTATAAATACATCATATATTTTTATATACGCGTAATAGAAAATACATTTATTAACTATATATAAAATAATAGAGGTATTTGATGTTATGGGAGCAAATTCTTCACGCCAATATACATATCAACAATATTATAAAGCTATGAAAGAAAGTGGTCAAGTGAATAGTATGGATTTAAAAAATATAGATATGAAAACAATTGACCCATACGAGGTTTTAAATCTACCCAAAACCTTTACATGGAATGAATTAAAAGAATCATATCGTGCATTAGCAATAAATACACATCCTGATAAGCAAGGCGGAAATAAAGATATTTTTAATATAGTAACATATAGTTTTGAAAAACTTGCTAAAGAATATGAAAAAAGAAAAAAAGATTTATCTCACAAAGAACTTAAACATAATTCTGAGTTATATTTTAATAAATATTCTAGTGAAAAAAATGAAAACACTTGTGAAATTGAGGAAAATAATGCTGGAGAAAGTTTTACATCAAAGTTTAACAATAACTTTGAAAAATGTAAAATGGAAGATGATTGTATAGACTTTGGTTATGGTGAAAAAATGGAGGAGTCTACGAAAATAAGAGAAGATATAACTATAGATAAAATTACAAAAAAAAAAATAAATAATGAAAGTTTTAATGAATTGTTTAATAAAAATGTACCTGTTTATAAACAATTGGTAAAATATATTGAACCAGAAGCAATGGTATTATCAAAATCTCTTAATTATACTGAATTGGGTGGTAAAAAACCAGATGATTATAGTAGCAGTTATGATAAAAATAATTCATTAGCATATACCGACTATATGCGAGCACACGATGGAACGCGTCTTGTTGATCCATCAAGTATTAAAAATGTTAAAATGTTTAATAATGTAGATGATTACGAATCTTATAGTAACGATATTGCTAAAAAAATAATGTCGCCCAAAGAGTTGAAGAAGCAAGAAAAAAATAAATTAAGAATAGAAAATGAAGAGTTAAAAAGAATAGAACGTCTTGAAAAATATGATAGTAGAGTAGAAAAAACTTTTGAAAAGTCAAATAAGTTATTCTTAAGATAAGTTTATATCAATATATTTAAACATAGACCTTTTATTTTTATAAGTATCATTCCAACCATATTCAAATAACTCTTTAGATTTATTTTTATCCAAGAATAAAAAGTTAGAACCTGTAAAATTTCTACCCCACATATCTTTATTTATATTTAAAATGTTATTATCCGATAATTCATCATTTGAATTTGTAATTTGTCCATCAATATAAAACTTATCATCATATTGTTTATAAAAACTTTCACCAGATATATATGGTATATATGAACTACACGTACAAATATCTATTAAATGGTTAATATCGCGAAATGATGATGTTGTTTCACTTTTCATTTTGTATAACTTTCCTACATTTGTCGAAAAAATAGAAATTTTATCTAACTTTAATGGAATGTGTGAAATATATCTTAATTTTAAATTAGTTTCTATATTTTTTTGAATGATATTGTAATTATATAATGATATGTTTAAAATGTCTTTTCCAATTATCGTATCCCATAATTTATCATGATTTGATAAATCTTTTTCTTGCGTATATAACAATGAGCACCAAGCACCTCCAGAGGTTCCTGTTATAGTATAATTATCAATTGGAAAATGTTTTTTAATACAACCAATAACACCAAGATAATAAGGTAGATATAATCCTGTCCCACATATATTTATATTCATAAATGCGTTTGTAATAATTATAATTGACATTGAAAAAATAAATCTCATTATACAATTTTAATATTATATAAAGTTTTTTTTTTATATGTTTTTATATTTAAATCTTATTCCATCTAGACTTCTCATATACTAAATCTCTATTTCTCATATATGTGAAAAAGTTTTTTATATTTTCTTCATTTCCTTCTGAAAAAAAAGTATTAAGTTCATTTATTGCACTTTTTTTTTTTACAATACACGCCATTATAATGTTATTCATATTTATCTTATATTTGTCGCTTATAAAAGGTGGTTGGTTTATTAACCATTCTTCTCGCATTTTAGAATAAGATTCTCTATTTGTTGGAATAACCTCTATCTCGTCATTATCGTAATGAACGCGTATATCTGTATTCATTATATCAACAGACGTTATAATACTTTCAGTATGTTCCATTTATGTAATAATAATATTATATGTTTATATATATTAGTAGTATATAAAAATGGAATCTGGTATAACTATGTTGGTGCATTCATTCATTATTGGATTGATAATATATATGTTAATGGTTTTGGTTTTTAAACAAAATCATCTTGTTGCAGAAAATAGAAGCATAATAATAGGTTCTTTAATATTAATATATATGATTATATTCGGTCATGATATTCCTAAAAATATAAATCCCAATTTATAGATATATTAATAATTTATTTTTTATAATTATATATCAACATATATACATTTTTATTGTGTTCTAAAAAATTATCTACTTTACTGATATGCAAGTCATTATATAGATAATAACCTTCTTCATTATCGCAAATAGCCGTATAGTGTCCTCCAGCGACACCTCCAATATGCATTGCAATAGACGATAAATAATATCTTTTATCTATTTCTATATTATTTAATATAGTACCTTTTTTAAAACAGAAGTTTTCATTTATATATATAGGATTATTGTTTTTAACATCCGTACTTACAAATCTATTAATAACTACAAATAATACATCCGGGAGACTCCATATTTTTGTAGATTTGTGATATTCGTGCAATTCGTTACATATATCACATTTCCAATCCCCGTATTTTAATTCTTCTTTATAATTTTGCATTATCATATATGCAATAGAAGGTATATTATTATCATTTGGTATATTTAAATTAAGAGTTGTAAATGATTCAAAATTATATAAAACATTCTGGCATTTTGAACATTTTGTTATATTAAGAAAAAATCCCTGTGTAGCAATTTGTAATTTTGATGTTTTATTATCATTTAGTTTTACATTATAATAATCAAACTTATCTCTAAGTCTATTGCTATTTAACAAAGAATATGTAAATTCCTTTTCATTTTTATAAACTATACCCTTTTTTATTTTATCTTTAATAAGTTTATTAGTGCTTATTATATCAAAATGTGATGGTTCTTGATTGACCTCTTCTATTATTTTTCCATATAAAAATATCCAAAATTCATATATGTCTAATTGTTCGCCAAATGTAAATATATCTTGAAATGTTTCAAATATTTTTGTTACAAACTTTCGCGGTATAAGTGATTTATTATTTATATGCATTGATACCAAAATATCTTTTAAATGCGATGTTAACGTATCATCTGATAGATTATAATTAATAATAATATCTCGCAATGTATCATTTCTACATATCATCTGCACAAGACTATTTATTGCACAAGTTGAACCGATATTTTTCAATCCTTGCATTTATTATACATAACTATTTACATATTCATATATCATAAATATAATAAAAATATATGTGTTTATTAGTATTTAAATGGTTAAAAAATATAATAAAACACGTAGTTTGTCAAACGTTATAACAGGTAGGGAAACAAAAGATTTATCACCAGATATTAATGATGCAACAAATCGTATTTTAGAATCAAGTACATTTTTATTTATAATTATTTCTATAACATTAATAACTTTAATAATAAATATAAATGCAATTTCGTGGATAGAAAAATTAAAAAAAATAAAGTGTGCGTGTAGCGAACATTGGATGCGTAAATATATTGAATATTATTTATATATTATCATTCCTGTACAAATTATAAATATACTTACTTATATTTATCTATATTCTACCAACAGTATGAATCAGTTTAATCCAAGCAATACTAATAATACGTTATTAAAAATGTATTTATCATTTACACAGGTTTTAACATTTATTGGAACAATTAATATATTTATAGTAATAATATTTATTAATAGATTAAAAGAAATTAATTGTTATTGTAGCGAGGATATTAAACGCGAGGTTTATTATATTTATAATATTGTATTATTATCAATTATTTGTATGTATTTATTCTTTGCTTTTATAGGTGCTATGTTATTTATATATAATTATTAATCCAAATCATCACCGTCAGGCTTTTCACTGGTGGGATTTACATCAGGCATTCCACCAGGCATTCCGCCCATCATTCCATCAGGCATTCCGCCCATCATTCCATCAGGCATTCCACCCATCATTCCATCAGGCATTCCACCCATCATTCCATCAGGCATTCCATCAGGTGCTCCTTGACTATATAGTTTTTGCATTAAAGGATTAATAATGGTTTCCAATTCTTTTTGTTTAGTTTTATATGTATCAATGTCAGCTTTGTTATTTTCTTCCATCCATTTAATACCTTCTTCAATTAGAGGATCAAGTTCTGCCTTGATTTCGTCCAAAATGGGGGGTGAGTCATCTTTTTTGATAATACTATTTTTAAGATTATACAAATAGTTCTCAAGACCATTCTTAGCATCAATTAACTCCTTTGTTTTTTCATCTTCTTCTTTAAACTCTTCCGCCTTTTTAATCATTTCTTCAATTTGTTCTTTGGATAGACGTCCTTTGTCATTTGAAATAGTAATGTTATTAGTTTTTTTAGTTGATTTTTCTTCTGCTGTAATATTCATAATACCATTCGCGTCAATATCAAAAGCTACTTCAATTTGTGCTTGTCCGCGAGGCATAGGGGGGATACCATCTAAATGAAAACTACCCAAAAGATTATTATCTTTAGTAAATCCTCGTTCGCCTTCATAAATTTTGATATCAACACCTGGTTGATTGTCCGCATACGTTGAAAACACCTGTGACTTTTTAGTTGGAATTGTTGTATTCCTTTCAATAATTTTAGTCATAACACCACCAGCCGTTTCAATACCAAGGGAAAGAGGAGCAACGTCCAAAAGAAGAAGTTCGCTTGTTTTTTTATTTCCTTGTCCAGTCAAAATTGATGCTTGTACGGCTGCACCATATGCTACAGCTTCGTCGGGGTTAAGAGATTTATTCAATTGTTTTCCATTAAAATAATTAGATAAAATTTCTTGAATTTTTGGAATACGCGTTGTTCCACCCACAAGAACAATTTCATCAATATCACCTTTACCCATCTTTGCATCTTTAAGAAGGCGATCAATGGGTAGGAGTGTCTTTTGAAATACTTTATCAGCGAGAAGTTCGAACTTAGCACGTGTTAGAGTAGTATTATAATCAACACCATCCAATAGCGAATCAATTTCAATATTAGTTGTTGAACATACAGATAAGTTTTTCTTGGCATTTTCAGCAGCCATATTTAGTCGCTTTAGTGCTCTAGCATTTTCTCTCACGTCTTTTTTCATTCTCTTTTTGATATCATCACACAACCAATCAACAATTAGATTGTCAATATCGGAACCTCCCAAATGCGTATCGCCACCAGTTGATTTAACTTCAAAAATACCACCATCAAGAGTTAGGATAGATACATCATGTGTTCCACCACCACAATCAAATACAAGAATATTTTTTTCAGTTTTATCATCAGTTTTATCAAGACCATATGCGATAGCCGCTGCTGTAGGTTCGTTAATAATACGCAGAACCTCTAATCCAGCAATGGTTCCCGCGTCTTTTGTTGCTTGACGCTGTGAATCATTAAAATACGCAGGAACAGTAATAACAACCTTTTTAAGCGGATGACCGAGAAATGATTCGGTTGTTTCTTTTAGGCGTTGAATAACCATTGCTGAAATTTCTTCAGGATGAAAACTTTTATTTTCATTTTTATATTTAACTTGGATCAATGGTTTATCGTTTTTATCACCATCAACTGAAAAAGACCATAGTTTCAAATCATCTTGCACAACTTGGTCGCTGAACTTACGACCAATCAACCTCTTCGTCTCATATACAGTATTTTTAGGGTTCATAGTTGATTGATTTTTAGCAGATTCACCTACAAGTTTTTCATCTTCACTGAATGAAACATATGAAGGGATAATACGAGAACCTGTTTGGGTGTCGGGGATAATCTCAACCCTATCATTAATCCAGATAGCGGCACAACTGGTAGTGGTTCCAATATCAAAACCTGCCGCGATGTCTTCGTTATTTGTCATAATACTTGATTTTCTTTTATAACTATATATAGTATAAAATCTTTATATATTTTTTTATATTATATGCACCTAACTTATATAAAAAATATATAAGTAAATATTAAAAGACAGTATTTATAATAATAATGCAAGTAAGTTTAGATAATACGAAAGATTATGATAAAATAATTATGTATATAAACTCAAAAAATGGTATTTTTCAAAACGACGATTTTAATTTTTATATTAATATAGACGAACCTATTAAAAATATTGCTTGTATTAAATTGACAAATATCCAAGTTATTTCAAATACTGAATATGACCACAATGATATTTTTTATATTGAATTGAATAATTATGATAGAGTAGTTTCTTACATTAAAAACGCAGATAATGAATTTAATGTTATAAAATACTTTGAAAATGTTCAATATACTGGGGAGGTTTTAGCTGTTTCAAAATATTCTTCATTAGTATCATATCATGCAGGATCTTTTGATTGGTCTGACCCATCTGTATATTTTTTAAATCCTCCCGAACCAAGCTTGCATAGATTTGATATTACTTTACGCGACAAAGACTATAAAATTATTAATAAAAGTAATATTGACACGTTAAAATTAAGTATTTGCTTATATTATATTAAGAAGAATGTATTATATAAATAAATATATAAGGATGTTACATCATTTATAATTAAAAATATATGACATTTACAATTTTTAAGAATTATAAAAACATTTATTATAATTTTCTTGTTAATTTTTATTTATGTTTAAATATTATATTTCCTTATTACGACGACGTAATTATAAGTTTTTTAAATCATTCATTAAAGTCTATAATACAAGAAGATAATATTAAACGAGATAGAATGATAAAGTATATTTATAGTTTTAACGATGATGATAAAATTTTATTAGAAAAAAAAACAAATATGATCACTATTGAATATTTTAATAATGATAATACTGTAACAAGTTCGGATAGCGATAGTGATATTGATTGTTATTCTTATAGTCGCAATGATATTTCATCAATTATTATAAAAAGAATAAATAATGTTGTATTAGAGAGATTTGTTGAACAACATAATAATAAACGCAAATTACATCTTATATCAAATATTTGATATTTTCCCAATAGTCATTTTTTTATCCCATAATTTTTTTAACATTTCCTCATTATTTATATCACCATAGCATTTTATTTTTAATCTTTTTTCAACATCGGTTTTAATATTATTTTTTATATGATTGTCATATTGATTTATATAATATAGATTGTCAAGAGACTTGTTCTTATCATTTTTAAATATTTTATTTATAACATAATCGTTATATATAAAAAATAAACAAGTATCAATACTTCCTACGGTATATCCTTTGATTTTATTAATGGAGAAACATTCATTTTTAATCAATACTATTTTAACAATATTAAATGTGTTTTTAGTTTTATTATTTAATATCTGTAATGTATAACTAGGAAATTCGTTATAATTTGTCTTATTATCATGATTACATATTATAGTATAATTATTTTCTACATCCAGACATTTATTTAATATTTCGGTTATATCAGTTTTGGATTTAGCATAATCTTCTGTTAGTATTGTTATATAAGTTGAATTGGTATTTAAACGATAACAGCAATTTTCAGATTTTTCGTACAATTTTAATGAGTAACTGTCTATAATTGGATTGTTATTATTTTTGATATATTTTAATAAATGATCAACCGAAGAAGTATATTCTTTGTCGATAGGCAAACATTTATAAACCTTTTTACTCTTACATGATGGATATGTTGTTATTAACAAGTTTAATCTATTATATATTTTTTCCCATCTATGTCCTGATTGTTCGGGTCTTGATAATTCATAATACAAGTTTTTTTTTATTATATCCAATGGTAATATATTGTATTCGCTGGTATAATGTTTTATACTTTTCCGCTCTTCATTAGAGACACTTAAATATTTTTCATAGGTATCATTATCTATTATAGATATATCGAATATTTGCTTACCATATACAAGAACCTTGTATGTTCCGGTATGTATAGCTCTTCTTATTTTAATGTATTTATATCCTTGATCTTCAATTATTTTAGCCAATTCGAACGAATCTTTTAACGGGTTTTTAGAATAACAATCATAATCATTCATAGTATAATCTTTATAAAATCTAAGTTTTTTGGGCAATATTAAGTTTATTACGAGACCACCGTATAATATAAGATTTTTAGAAATTATAAACTCTGATATTATATTTATAACATCATCAAACTCTATTTGTACTTTTTTAAGTTTTGCTATTTCTATATTATTAACTATACTTTCTATATTACTGAACATATAAAACTTATATCTTATAATATATGTTTATATATTTCTTTTTTTAGTCAATGTCTTCATATTCTCTATATTCAAACTTGGGCATTATACTACCAACTTGAGTGTTATTGATAGCTTCATCTAGGTCTGTTCCATTAAATAATGTTTTTGAATTTACAAATACTGGATTTACAACTTGTTTTGTTCCGTAAGAACAAACATTTGGTCTATATCGCGGGTCTCCTCTATATTGCTGTTTATATGTTATCGGGTCATATATGCGTTTTGATGTATTTTTATTTTCCATTTCTCCATCAGCTTGTTTTTTAGAATATGGATAACTTTTAGTTAGGTCATTATCACCCAATACGATATTTATATTAAATATATTATCACTATTTTTTACAATATCATTTATATGTTTTTCACTATTTAATTTAGTTTCTTCACTATCTACTCTATTAGGTGCTGTTGACGCAATATTATTATTTGTTTTTGCTATTGGTTTAAAGTATGATTTGCGTTTTAATAAATCAGCACGTTTTAATTCATTTGCGATTAGTCTCAATTCTTGCAATATAAAATGTTCGTTAAATAACAGAAGAAGTTTTTGATCTGACAAAATATATTCTCTAAGAATTGCTTTTTCAAATAATAAGAAGTTGTCGTGAATTATTAATGCTTTAAATAAATAATCATTATATTGTAAATGAATATAGCATCTATATAGCGGATATAGCATTTTTTGATGAGGTTTTTTATTTAAAAGTTCTTCGTATATTTCAGTCAATAAATGTATTATTTGATCCTGCGATATAAATTTAACTAATCCCGGTTCAATATCATTTGATTGCATTTTTACAATTATTTTATATTCTCCCGAGTTATAGATTTGCATTTTTAGTTTATCTTCGTCCATATTTTTTTCATAAAATTTTTGTAGATTTTTTCTTAATTCACTTGCAACAGGTTGTCTCCCTAATAAGGTCTTGAATACATTGATAATAACAAACTCATTTATTTTATTTTCAGAAATAAAATCAATATCGTCTGAATAATGCTTATCTGTAAAAGGTAGATATTTATCATCTATAGGGTTTAATATTGATTCTTCTATATCTTCATTTTTTGCTCTATGATTAAATATAATAGTATCCGCATTTAATTCAGCATTAGATACGTCACTATTGTTAAAAGCCGAATTGTCATTTAATTCATATGTTCTTATACTTGTAGATTTCGTAAATGATTTATCAAAAGCATTTGCTAATAATTCGTTTAAATTAAAATTAGCGTGATTTCGTGGTCGTATTTCTACTGTATAATATGGTTGGAAAAAAATGTTTTCTTCACCTACTTTAATATATGAATCGTATGTTAATCCATCACTTTTATGATTATCATTATCAAATATTTCTCCAAACTCTTTGCTTGTAAAGATTATAATGTTTTCACCATCTATATTTTCAAAAGGACCTTTAGAACGTCTTTTTTCCAGTTCGCTTTGTAGTTTTACATTTTTTATTAAAGTATAATGTTTTTCAACATGTTCATCTGTTTTTATACCAAGACTTCTCCATTTTAAACCAATATTATGATCAATTATTTTGCTATTATATGGCTTATAATATCCATTTCCAACAGATATATAAGTATCGTATGATATATGTTCTATATTCATTCGCAATAAGTCTTCTTTTGTAATTATAACAGGTGATGTTGTTGCAACATTTATAATATCATATAATATAATATTATTAATCTTATCACCAAACGAAGGTGCAACATCTCCATTATATATCCATTTTAATCCAATATCTTGTGATATATCTTCAAACCCTTCAAATGTATTTTTTAACAATATTTTTTTAATATTTTTTTCAAAACAAATAGTTAAAATGAAAATAAAAAATATTGTTATTAATATTAATAATACATATATATTCATATTCTCTCTATAATTATTAATAATATTTAAAAGTGTTTTAGTTTATAAATATAAAAAATGACTTGTATGTACAAATAATTATACAATCCATTATGGTATATATATTAGAAAAATATAACCCTTATAAAAAACATATTGTAAAATTTCAAAAAACATTTAGAGGGCATATTTCTAGACTGAAGCAATTACCATTAATAATGTATAAAATAAAAAAATATATTGAAGAACAATCTTTAAAATTATATACAAGTAATGAAGATGGTAGAATAAATAGTTGTTTTGATGAAGATATTGTAATTAAACTACTTATAGCTAAATTCGGGACTAATATACAAAAACCAGAAAAAAGACATTGGTATGATATTTTAGTATATGATTATATATATGGTTGGATTCCTGTTAATATAAAAAGTACAACTACATTAACTTCCGACAATACAGGCAATTTTGCTATGTGTGTATATGCTTATACAGACGAAAAATTAAATACAGATCCTAATATAACATATCAAAATGGAAAAATGAGTGAAATTATAATTGATAAACTAACAAATAAAAAATATAATAGAAACTATAAAAAAGATTATTATTTCATTGTATTAAATAAAACAAATAAACAGGATGTAATCGTAAATAGTGTTAAAGGATTGTCCATATTAACACCAAATATCAATAATCTTCCATTTCAAGTTTGTTGGGATAAAAATAGAGTTTTTACTTACAAAGATATTATAAAAAATGTAAATATGTTTGTAGATTGTTTAAAAAAACCGAAGCCGTGTTGGAAAGAAACATTTATGACGAATGTGCGAACATTAGAATTATAAACAAGTATTTGGAATATTAGAATTGCATATTTGTCTATGTCCTATTTTAAATCTTCCCGAATACATAAAGTTATCTTTAAATATATTACTATTCATATAATCAACTATATTTTTTAAATTGCAATTATTTTTTGGTTTTAACATTATCAATCCTCCCCCAAAATAATTTATTTTTCCCAAAAAAGAAACCTTTGATTTTCTTGTTAAATTACTTATATAAATACAATCCTTGCCTATATTTTTATTTATTATGCTTATATTTCTTGGAGCACCCCACTCATACCAATTATTTTCATTAAACTTTCTTATTCTTCGCGATAGTAAGTCTTTTTTATTATCTAGCAAATATTTATTAACACTATCATTGCTACAAGGATATTTATCGATATAAATATATTTATCAATCTTATTTTCAGCATTTAAAACATCAATATTGCCATGTTCTTCATTTTTATAAACATTTTCTTTTCCAGATACAAGTCCAACATATACATCAAAATAATCACCAAATGTTAAATTATTATCATTTATTTCTTCGCAAAATGTTATTAAACCTTTGCAATTTGCAATATAAAGTATTTTTTCATTATATAAAACCTTTTTATCAATTGACACATTTTTGCAATATCTAAAAATAATTATATCAATTGATGCATTATCAAACATTTTTTCATTATTAGGATGAAATATATGTGTAAATGTTCCATTCATCATCATATTATCAAGTAGTTTTGCAGCACTCGTTAATTTAAGAAAGTCAGATGGAACTATAAATATCAATTCGCCATTATCTTGAAGTAAATTATAACATTTTTCAGTAAAGTCTATATATAAATTACCTTTTTTTGTTTTTATATAAGGAGGATTACCTATAATTGTATCATATTTTTTCGCAATTTCTTCTATCATAAAGTCAGTGTATATAACATTATCCTTTTCTATATTTTTTAATAATGTTATATTATTATCTATTTCATACATATCAAAAATAATATTAGGACTTTTATCATTTACAAATGATACCAAATCTCCTTGTCCAATTGAAGGTTCTAATATACATAATGGTTTATTTAAAATAAAGTCATATACTTTTTCTTTTAATTCGTTATGTGTTGTAAAATATTGACCTAAATTATTTTTGTTTTTCATACCTTAATATTTATGTAATTGTTATGTTATTATTTAAATCAATTTTTATTAGATGGCGTTTTAATATTATATAGTATTCATATAGAAAATGATATTAAATAATAACAGAATTAAAATTTAACTATTATTAATACCATTTGTTATATATTTTTTTTAATGGTTATGTTAAATGCAAGGAAAAAAATGATTTTTATATTAAATATGATATTTTGTCTAAAAATTATAACTTTATAAATATAAAAATACTAGACTATTATTTAGAAGGATGGGCATTATCTCATTTTATATTATATTTTAGCATATTTTTATCCATCCTAATGGCTATTTTTAATAATAGTAGGTATTTTATGGGAACTATTTGAATATATATTATCTTTTAAATATTTCAATTATGACTGTCAATTAGGAGGGGATGATGAAAAATATAATACTTGGTGGTATGATCAATACGAAGATATAATTATGAATATTATTGGAATCACATTAGCATTATACTATTATTAAAACTAAAGAAGTCATTATAAAAATCAAAAAATTTGTATTTATAATTTTTTGATGATACTTTATTTATTATTACTTTGTAGTGCAATATAAATCTATTTTATATTCAATTTTTTCCAACCTGTCTATAATATTTAAAAATAAATCTTTACATTCGATATTTTCTGATATTTTTATATTTTTTTGAACTTGTTTAACATTTTCATAAGATATTTTCTTTTTATTTTCTAAACATTTTTGCAAGTTTTCAACATTATTATATTTATATTTTTGTGCCAATTCCTTAATATTTGTACCATCATATTCTGTAAATATTATTTTATCTAATATTCTTGATCGAATATCTCCAATAGTTGTATTAAGCTCTAAAGATATTTCGTGATATGATTTATTTTCTTTTATATTTTTTATTAATTTTAAATCGTCTTCTTTTTCCCATTTTTTAATATTATCAATATTATTATACATAACAGAATAATTATTAATATGGTATCATTTTTTTATTTAATACTAATATAATTTATTCATCATATAAAAAATATTAGAATTATAAATATATATAATGAATTATGAAATTTGCAATTATATACACGATAAGAACAAAGAGTATATTATTATTGACATAGGTACCAAAGATTGTTATAAAAGTATTCAATTTTATAAAACTTTCCCTAATGCGAAGATATACGTTTTTGAATGCTATGAAAATACTTTAGAAATCTGTGAAAACAATATAAAACCTTATACAGACAGAATAACTCTTATAAAAGAAGATGTTTTAAATTACGATGGGAATATTGATATATGTTATATGAATGAACATAATTTTTCATTTATTCAAAATAAGGTTTCATTGAATAAGGTAAAGTTATTGTGTAACAAATATAAAATATTATATGATAATTCAATATTAAAGTTAGAAATGTTTTGCATTTACCATAAACAATATTATTTTAGAGAAGATAATTTTTATTTTACATTTTTTGGAGTCAATGAAGTATATCCAAAAATTAAAAATTGTAACAATATTTTAGAATATCAATTAGAAAAATATAACCCTTTTTTGCAAAAAAGAGGCTATATGGAAACAAGCGTATATTTGCACGTATATTGGAACAAATTATATAAAAATAAAGATATGATTGGATTTTCTCAGTATGATATGAGACATAATTTTTTATATAATAATCTGAATAAAAATACAATATATTTTTATAGTTTAAATAACTTAATTATAAAACGCGGGCAATGGAATACATTAATGTTTCCAGAAAAACGCAATTTAGACTTTCTTATAAAAAGTTATAACAAACATTTTGTAAAAAACTATTCAATCAAAGAGTTAGAATCAAAACCTATTAGTTTATTGCAAACCAATATTTATCCTGTAATAATTTATGAAAAGTTATGTTCGTGGTTAGAAAAACTTGTAGATGAAATATATCCTTGGTGTAACCTTAAACCGTATGATACAAATTTTGGAAGTATTGGTGGTTATACAGAAAGAGCATTATCAATATTTAATGCTTTTGAAATATATGAAGGAGTACATTATTGTAATCTCATTATTGAACATGGAGTTGGATGCGAAACAAAAGAACAATATAATCCTAACTCATTTTTAAACAATTATACACAAGACATATATACAAAATATATAGACAATGTATCTGGAAAACATAATGTAGATTATTGTATGTTTAAAGCGGAGTGTTATTTTAATAATGTAAAATATAACTGCGAAAGAATAAATAAAAATAATAAAAGTTATTTGTATTTTTCAAGAAGCGATAAAATAAATTTAATAGGAAAGACTTTTGATATAGAAGGCGAAGATCCTCGCATATTTATATTTAATAATAATGTATATGTAATTTTTATTACATATTCTCCATATCCTAATCAATCAAGATGTATAGGAATAACATTATTTGATGAATTGAAACCAATTTTTTTACAAATTGAAAATATGAAACACAACCCAATTGAAAAAAATTGGGCTCCTTTTGTATGTAATAATAAATTATATTTTGTTTATAATTATGACCCATTGATAATAATTCATTACGACCTTAACAACAAAGGTATTTGCAATATTGTTTATAAACAAGGGGGTGTTATTTTACCAATAAATACATCAAATACATTTTTAAGAGGAGGGTCTAATCTAATTCAATACAAAGATAATTATTATATTGGAGGTTGTCATAGTAGAATATATGATGGATGTTATCAGCATTATAGCCATATCATATTATTAGACACATTAAACTGGAAAATAGTTTATTTATCAAAATCTGTTATGTATAATTATACATTAAATGATAAATTAAATGCGTGGAATATATCATATTCGCGAAGGATAAAAGAAATGGGGAGAATATATAATATTTTAAATGATAAATCGCCACATATTATACAAGACCCGATTAGTTTATATGTAAATGGTGGTAAATATTATATTACTATAAATGTACGTGATGCGGTTACTTTAAAATATGAAATACAATTTAAAAACTTGTTAGATTTGAAAGAAGATGATGATAAAAAAATTG